GTTATTAACATAGGACCAGACGAAGAACCTATAACAATCAATGAGTTAGCAGAGGCCTGTGCAAACGAAACAGGACTGAATTTGGATCCTATCCATCACAAAGACAGACCCAAAGAAGTCAAACTAGCAGTGTGTTCATCAGACAAAGCAAGAAATTTACTAGGTTACAGCACAGCGACGAATATGCGTCAGTCGGTCAAGAAGACGGCAGAATACATAAGAACCAGAGGCACTAAAAAGTTTCAGTACCACTTACCATTAGAAATTATAAATGAACAAACACCAGATACTTGGAAGAAAAAATTGATATGATTTCATTCTGTTGTCCGTCAAGAGGAAGACCCGAACTAGCAAAAAGACTAGTTGATACTGCTACTGCAACACAAAAACACGACACAGAATTTTTATTTTATCTCAACGACGATGATGAGAAACTAGAAGAGTACCGAGACTTACTAGACGAAAAACACTATACAGTAGGCCCAAATCAATCCACTTGTTTGAGTTGGAACTTGATGTGCGAGAAAGCATCTCATGATATTGTAATGCTTATGGGCGATGACGTGCAAGTGCAAACACAGGACTGGGATCAGATGATGTATGACGAGTTTGACAAATACAAAGACAAAATATTAATGATTGTACCCACAGACGGAAAGCCAAAAAGTATTGCAAAGTATGGTGATAAGATGAAGTTGTGGGGAGATGAACCATTAGCGGCTCCTCATTTTGCAGTACATAAGAATTGGGTCAACACTCTTGGTTATCTTGCTCCGCCACATTTTTGGCATTTTTACGTAGATACCTATACACAAAAAGTTGCAAGAAAAATTAACAGGTGTTTGTATATGCCTTCCATTGTGTTCAAAGCAAAAAAAATTATTAATGATGACGCAGGTCAACAGGTTAGAAAAATGTTCAGCATTAACGAAAGAGACGATTTTGTGTGGACAAAGGTACGAGATAGACATCTAAATGCAGATGTTGAACTTTTAAAAACTAAAATTAATTAGCCGTGGTAAAAAGTGTGCTTGTTTGGTTTCATAATAAACAAGTTGAAAGTTATTCTATTTGATGTTTGATCGCTCTCGTAAGAGTGCCATGTTTTGCCCAATTCGCCACAAAATATAAAAGTGCTATTTGGTTTCCATTTGGCTTCTTTTACGAAACTGTTGGCATTGCCTTCTGTATACATTTTAGTACCAACATTTGTTTCCGGTGTAACATAAGTTACTGCACTCCAAATTTTGCCAGGACTTTCTTGGTGGATATGGAATTTGTAAGGTAATGGAGGAGTGATAGAGATGTGAGCGTTCAATCCTAGTTTGTTGTACCATCGATGTCTTGGATTAATTTTCATACATAAATCTTTTGCTTTTGGTAAAACTTTCTTTGCAATATCTTCCACCTCGTCGTATAAGTCAATATCAAATTTTGCAAAGTCTTTTGGATATACATGGAATGGAACAGGCCCGTCGTACTCTGGATTTTTCTTATCGCCTGTTGCAAAGTCTTTAAAATTTAGAAGATGCTGACAGCTTTGGTTGAACTTTGCAAAAAAATCTTCGGGAAAAGAATCCTCTATCTCTTGGTATGGCCATGGATCCATCTCTGTTGCTGTGGTCAAACATTTGTTTACAAAGTAATCGCCTATCATAATATCCTTTTAAACCAATTTTTAATTCGTTTACGTGTTTCTATGTGTACGCTATGCCAATCGAACTGCACACAAGGTCTAGTAAAATCTTTTTTATCAGCAATATTTAATTGCTTATTAGTAATTATTACAGTGTTAGGCCTATATTTTATTGGCACATTTTCAATTGTGATATGATCGTGTTGTTTATGATCAGAACGGTCTCTAAAAAACCATAAACAAGTGATGTCATGTTGATCGATAAGTTTTAGATCTTTAAAGAAACTACATTCAAGTTCTGACCTATTTTTGAATTCTGTCCAAATTTCTCCATCAAAATAATTTTGCAGTTCGTATAATCTATCATACTCATTTACTTCCAAGAAAGGCCAAAATTCTATAATTCCGGTATGTGTTAAGTGTGTTTGATTGAGTTTTTGAAAGATAGTATTAGGCACTGAATAAATTAATGACTTCCTTTTTCCAGTCATCCGCATATTCACAATCTCTATAACCGTCGAACCACGGTCCGCCTTCTGTGTAATGCAATATTTTAGGTTTGCCATCTTCTGGTTCTTTGTACCAACCCACAAGCCAATTATAGTTGTGAGGAAGATTACCAATTTCTGAATCTTCTAACCATGTAAATCTATGTAAAAATTTTGGTGTTTGTTGATTTAAAAATTCCGGAGTAAGCATTTTATTCTTAGGATGTTCGCAATTCCATAATACCATAGAACTCCAGTTCTTCCTTGGATATACTGATTGTACTTGTCCATCCATTTTCACTGTCTCTTTAGGCTTGTAATCGTGTTGCACACAAACCACTGCCTTGCTTGGATCACAATACTGTTCGAGATCCGAACTTGATATCTTCCATAAAAAATCGCAATCACAAAATACCGCCCACCCTTTGTAATCGTTTAGATACGGAATAAAAAATCTTGTAAAAGTAAATTCTGTAGATGCAAGTTTATCTTTCTCACGTGTGTAGATTCCTTGCTGTCTAAGGTCGTTTTGTTTCAGAGGAATGACCTCGGCATTTTGATCTCTACGTTTGATTGAGTGTTCGCACACCTGATATGCTATGTCTTCTCTTGAGTCCCAACCTACGTATATTTTCATGTTCTTCCCGATAACAATTTATGAATGTCTTGCCAATTATTTACGCGAATAATGTCTGGATGTTCAAAGTCTCGATTGTATGGATGGTCTATTAATATAGGCTTTAAACCGTATTTGAGCCCGGCTAGTGCGTTCTTTGGCTTGTCCTCGACCCAATATAGTCCGGTATCGTGAAACTCCGCTAACGCCGAATCTTTGTCAGCTCCTGTGCCTAATATATGGTAATTTTTGAACACATGATCTCCAAATAGTTCTCCCATTCTTCTTTTACGTAATTGTTGTGCTGGTATGTCAGATGTCTGCGATGTTATAGGAATGAATGTCCATCCTTCCGCACATAGTAACTTTACCCATGTCTGTGATTCCAACATAGGCCTTTGTGTTCCCATCCACGCACTTCTATTGAACTCCCTTATCTCTTTTCTAATTTCGGTTTTGGTAACTCCAAATCTTTCAGCCATTTCATAAGTGTTTTGCTTGTCTGGGAGTAGTCTGTGAGGATGATATCTTGCACCTTTTTCGTCAAACAGTGTGCGTTGCAACATCCATTTTGTGAAATGATGTTCCCACTCTAGCAGTACGCCGTCTACGTCTGTGAGAATTATTCTATTTGATTGTAGCATCTTCCATGCCCGCGACTCTCAGTTTTACAATATTTGTAATTTGCCATTGTTTCTGATCAAGTCCCTTCGTGATGCCAAGCCATTGGTTTCTCAATAAAGCAAAATCGTTTATTATTTTTGCCATGTCAACAACGTCTGAATCTCCGTCAACATATTTTTCTGCATCTCTGCTAGTCAATGCTCTATTGTAATTTTCAAAAAATCTTACGAAAGTTTTTGATCTAAGTCTTCTTTGTTCTATGTTAAGATATTCCAGTATAGCCTCTATTTGTTGTAGTTGGTTAAATCTGTGTTCAACTATTCCTGGCATAGATGCTGAAGCTTTTTCAAGATTTCCAAAAATATAACATTCTTTTTTGGCTTCCTTGTGCTCATTTTCAAAGTATGCTATACAGTCGGGTATCTTATCTAAATTTTTACTTACTTCTATATACCAGTTAACCATTAATCATCACCGTATGTGTTGTAGTCATCCTCAGACTCACTATCGTCATCTGGAAAAACAGATTGTACTGCTTCTTCCAATTTAGGATCATAGTCAGATGATGCTATTATTTCGTCCTGCTCCACGTCTAAGTCTTTTAGTGTATTAATAAAATCAACAGCGGCATCTGTTTTTGATCTATCCGGTAGATAGTGTGTAAACGCATTCCAAATACGTTCAATATCTTCGTGTGTCATTTCAGCCATGCTTATTCCTCTAATTGTTCGTTATCTTTATCAACAGGTTCTTCTGTTGCAGATAATTTATCAAAATCAGACATAAGCATATCTAATTTAGGTCCAACCCATTGTTTTCTAAAGTCTATATGCTCTTTGCCTTTAGAGTCAATGTATTTTAGCCTATTACCTTGTTGTACTAAAACTCCTTTTTTCTCAAACAAGTCCACAAGTCCACTGTATGGATCCATACCAGTATCGTAAGGAATTTTTACTTGTACACCTTCAAAAGGTTTAGCATATCTTGTCTTCATGACTTTACAAGCGGCTCTAATACCTCTTACATCTGTAACTTTGTTACCTTTTTCATCTTCTTTAAGTTTTAATTTTTTCATTGCAACCACAATACTTGATGCATAGATAAATCCTTGTCCACCTGATATCTTATCATCTGGATCAAACATATCTTGTGATGCATAAGTGTGATTGGTTGCTATAAGTCCTACATTCCAACTACCAAACATATTAACACAGTTTCTTACAAGTGCCGTTAATGCTTTAGGTTTTCTACCCAAGTCACCTTTCATTTCACCTGCTTCAAACTGATTTACATCTGTTGGAGTTAGTAACATACC